TCGGTAAGATGTATGGACGATCCCATTTCTGGATGCGTGCCAGGGCTAAGGAGATCCAGCGCACGGTGAACTCCGACGCGTGCGGTCTGTTTCCTCATGTGAATGCCAGACGCGGCAAGAATAAGGCTATTCCAAATAAAGCATAAGTAGAACCTATTAAACCTACTATGACCCAACGCGTTCCCGCTGAACAAAGATCACCTGCTCTTAAGTCTTACTATGCCAACCTTGAGGCCAATCGTGCTAAGATGCGTGAGAAGGCTAAGGCTAGATACTATGCTAACAAGCAGGAGAAGCTACTAAGGAACGCCAAGTACCGCAAAGATAACCCTGATAAGTGGAGGCTCATCAAAGAGGTATCAAACAAGAAGTATAACAAACGCCGGTTCTTCTTCATGCGCGCAGCTCATCACGCCATCAGGGTTAATGATAGCGACGAGGCAATCGAACTGTGCGCTGTACTGTCTCGCGCCTGGTATAACCAGCGAGGCCGATGCGCTTACACTGGCGTTAAGTTGGACAAGACTGCTCAGGTAGATCACAAGACTCCGATCTCTCGAGGAGGTACCAACGATGCATCTAACTTACACTGGGTAACACCTGACGCTAACTGGGTGAAGCGAGACAAGACACACACGGAGTTCATCGCAATCTGCACGGACATTGCCGCGTATATCGAGGCAAACAAGATGCCCCGCCCCCGCCCTGCCGTTAAAGCACAATGAAAACGGCCCAATACCCCCCCTTTCAGGAGTCTCCTCAGACCCCCCCGCTTCACGCGTGGCCCGACACCACGAAGGTTTTTCGTGGGGTCACAGAGCGAAAACAGGCCGTTTAACAAACCATGGCTCTAACCAACTCAGAACTGGGTTTGGCGCTCGGCGTCACCGCGCAACGCATCTCAGTCCTTCGACGCGAAGGTATGCCGACCGACAGCATCGACGCGGCTCGGGCGTGGCGAGAAGCCCGGGCGAACGTGCAGCGGGCCGCGGCACCCAAGGCCGCACCGGCTCAGCTCGACGACGGCTCCCTGGCTGACACGATCAGCGAACATCGGACCTTGGTCAGTCGGGCGCGTGGCGTCTGGCAGGCGGCCATGGAAGGGGGCGACCCTAACCAGGGGAAGTACCAGTCGAGTTATAACGCCTCCCTGAAAACCCTCGTGGCCCTCGAGGAGGAGCAGGAGCGTCGGCTCATCCTGACGAAGGATTACATTTCCGCAAAGGAAGCCACCGAGGCCATGCGCGACATGACCGCAGGCATCGTCAACCGCCTCGACAAACTCGCCCTCGACGTGGCCGAAGGATGTAACCCCGAGAACCCTGCGAAGGCCGTCAAGGTGCTCGAGGCTTGGGTGCGCCGCGTGAAGGCCGACCTCTCGACCCACGATGAATAAGGCCGACTTGCTCCGCATCGGTCGGGACGTGCTGCGTCCGTCAGACTCGGGCGACGTCGTCGAGTGGCTTGAGTCGAACGTCCACGCCATCCCCGACTCACCGATGCCCGGGCCGTTCCGCTCCGAGCGCACGCCTTGGGTCGCCGAAGCCCTACGCATCGCCGCCGATCCCGAGACGAAACTTCTGACCGTCCTCGCCAGCATCCAGTCCGGCAAGTCCCTCTTCGCCCGCCTGCTCACCTGTCACATCATCGCCAACGCTCCTGGGCCGACGATGGTGCTTCAGGCCACCGACCCCGAGGCCAAGGACTTTGCCCTGCGTTACCTCCGCCCGGTCTGGAACAACTGCCCGCCGGTGAAGGCACGCCTTTCGGGCGACGACCTCGACAGGTCCACGACCGCGGACTTCGACCGCATGACGCTTTACTGCCGCGGCATCTGGAACGAGGCCAACCTTCAGCGCCTGTCCCTGCGTTACACCATCGCCGACGAGTGCTGGATGGCTCCGCCCGGACACCTTGCCGAACTGAGCGCGCGCGTGACGGCCTTCGGTTGGATGGGCAAACGCATCTTCCTATCCCAGGGCGGACGGGCGGGGCAGGAGTTCCATCAGCTGCACGAGACGACGGACCAGCGTGACTGGAACATGAGGTGCCCGAAGTGCGACCACTTGCAACCATGGGTCTGGGAACAGATCAGGTTCCCCGAGGACGCCAAGGCGACCGGCACATGGGACTTGCACAAGGTCAGCGTGGGCACGACCTACGAGTGCGCGGCCTGTCGGACGCATCTGCCCGATACGAACGCCAGTCGTCTTGAGGCCAACGCGCGTGGCACGTTTGTAGCCACATCGGTCGCCGCCAACTCCGGGCACATCGGCCTGCATTGGAACAGCCTTGCGACGATGAGCTGGGGCGAGCTCGGCGTGCTGATGCTCAAGGCCAAGGAGGCAAACGACCAATACGGAGACGAAGAGCCGCGGCGCATCTTCAAGCAGAAGCGGCTGGCCATGCCCTGGAGCGAAGAGGGCGGCGAGATGGTGGCGCTGGCGGAGGCCGCGAACTACAAGATGGCCGACCCTTGGGACGCGGAGGCCGCGATCACCCCGAAGGCCCGCGTCGTCGAGCAGAAAGACGCCGTGCCCGGTAGCATCCCTTTCCGCACGATGGGGGTCGACGTCCAACGTGGTCACTTCTGGGTGACGGTCCGCCGATGGGCCAAGACCGGGCATAGCCGTCTGATGGCCTTCGCCCGTATCGACTCATGGGGCAACGTCGAAGCCTTCGCCAAACAGCACGGCGTCCATCATGCCATGATACTTTGCGACTCAGGAGATAATACGACTGAGGTATATCGAGAGTGCGCCAAGCGGAACTGGAAGACGGCCAAGGGCTCAGGCTCCGACGACTTCGCCGTCACCGACAAGTCCGGCAACACGACCCGCCGCTTCTATTCCGAGAAGCAGTCCATCGTCGTCCCTGGCATCCCGCAGCGGGCCATCCTAATCGTCCACAGTGCGACGGCCGGCAAAGACCTCCTGCACGGCCTGCGGGCTCGACGCGTCTGGACCTACGCCCTCGACGCAACCGAGGAGTATGCTTCTCAGCTGAGTGCCGAAGTCCGCGTGAAGGACAAGCGGACCGGCAAGCCCATGTGGATACTTCCCCAGGGGAAGAAGGATAACCACGCCATGGACTGCGAAATCCTCGCCCTGCTGGCCGCCGTCCGCTGGGGCATCGCCGGGCGGGAAACTGCCGAAACCGACTTGCAACCGTCATGACCCTTGGCACGCTATATGCAAGGGTACGCCGTTTAGTGTCGTGGGAGGAAGAGACTCATGGCGTGGGCTGGGCGGCGTACCCCCTCCACGGCTTCCATTCTCGGCAAGTTTAAATGGCTCAAGGACTATTCATCGGCCTCACTGAATGCGAACTCCTTGCGATCAAGGAGAAGGCTGTCGCCCTAATTACTGAGGGGAAGACCCTCATGAGTTACAGTGACAGCGGTTCGAGCGCCAGCCGCCAGATGGTTCTGCCTGCAAAGGAGATGCTCTCCGAGGCCCTGTTCGCCCTGTCGAGGCTGGACCCTGCCACCTACGGCGCTCGTCGCACGATCATCTCGACCGACTGGCAGAACCGTCAGGACTAACTTTCCATGGCCATCCGCAATAAGATTAAGACCGTCAGCCTGCGTCCCAAGCCGGTGACGCCTGCCCCGACCGCCCCGCAGCCGCAGGCTTCCTACGGCGATTGGCAGAGCATTGGCGTGACGCGTGCCCGCCGTGCGGCCTACGGCGCCGAACCGCGCGACCTTCGCCGTGACCTGACGCCCTACGACCGCCTGACGATGGTTCGCAAGTGCCGCTGGGCCGAGCGTAACTCCGGGCTGTTCAAGCAAATCCTTGCGGACATCTGCCTCTACACCGTGGGCGACGGCATCAAGCCGCAGAGCCACGCGTCGACCCCTGAGATGCAGGAACGCTACGAGGCTTACTTCGCCGAGAAGGCCAAGCGTATCGACATCACGAACCGCTTCTCGTTCTACCAGGCTCAGTCCATCCTTCTCCGCGGCATGATCCGCGACGGTGATTCCTTCGCCGCCAAGGTGCGTAACGGCGCCGGGGAAGCCAAACTCCAGCTGATGGAAGCCCACCGCGTCGGCGACCCTCTCGAAGGCAAGGTGCCCGAGGGTATGCATGACGGCATCCAGTTCGGTCCCTATGGCGAATACATCGCCGTCAACATCTACCGCTCCGACGGCTCGTCCCGCCAAATCCTCGCTCAGTCGATGATGATGGTGGTCGACCAGGAGTATGCCTCCGGCGCCCGTGGCGTCCCCCTGCTCCAGCACTCCATCAACTCCATCCAGGACGAGATGGAAATCCTCGCCCTCGAGAAGCAGGCCGTGAAGGACAACGGCGACGTGACCCGCATCATCAAGAAGGCGGGCGGCATCCTTGACGGAGACATGGCCAACGAACTGGGGGCGACCGGCACAGGCTCCTACGCCAACCTCGCCAACACGATGGGCGGCAAACTCATCGCCCTTGAGCCCGGGGAGGACATGACGTCCTTCCAGAGCAACCGTCCGAACGCCACCTTCAATGGTTTCATCGCCGCCCTAGAACGTGACATCAGCATGGGCATCTTGCCTTACGAGTTTGTCAGCGACCCTTCTAAACTAGGTGGTGCGTCCATCAGGCTTGTCACGGCCAAGGCCGCTCGCGTGTTCGGCAAGTATCAGTCCGTGCTTATCGAGAACTTCTGCGTGCCTACTTGGGGATACATCATCGGACAGGGTATCGCTGACGGCGACCTACCTGACGATCCCAAGTGGAGTGAAGTTTCTTGGACTACCCCAAAGTCTGTCACCGTAGACGCAGGCCGCGATGCCGCCAACGACCGCAACGACGTCGAGATGGGCCTGCTGTCCATGTCCGAACTCTACGCCCAGCGCGGCCTAGACTTCCGCACCGAGATGGACAAGCGAGCCAACGACATGAACTTCATTATCGAGAAAGCCAAGGCCGCCAAGATTCCTGTCTGGATGCTTTACAAGCCAGGCTTCAATTGGCTCCAGCAGGGACAAGCCAACAGCCAGATTTCAGAAGTCACGGCTGACAACCTCGACCTCCCTCCGCCCCCGGAGCCCGACCAACCCGCTTCCTAATTTCATCATGCGTTTCCTCACCAACGGACTGTCGGGCCGCGAGCCCCTCCTCATCGACCCGACCAAGGCCAAGGACCACGCTGTCCTCGCCGAGAAGTTCGGCTTCACGGATATGCTCGCGCAGCTCTTCGGCGTGGCCCCTAAGCCCTACGTCGTCGACGGCATCGGCATCATCCCGGTCGTGGGCGTGATCGGCAAGGGCTTGTCCCCGCTCGAGAAGATGATGGGCGCCGTGGACATCAACGACCTGTCTGATCAGGTCGACGCGATGGCTGCCGACCCTGCGGTCGACAAGATTGCCTTTCAGGTGTCATCCCCTGGTGGCACCGTCACCGGCGTCGAGGAACTGGCCAACAAGATTCGCAACCTCGGTAAACCCACGATGGCGTATACCGATAGCGAGATGGCATCGGCCGCATACTGGATTTCCTCGGCTGCCGATAAAGTGACCGCATCGCCCTCAAGTTCCGTAGGTTCCGTAGGCGTGTACATGGCCATCCCTGACTACTCCGAAGCCGCCAAGATGGCCGGCATCAAGATGGTCGTCATCAAGTCCGGCAAGTTCAAGGGTGCTGGCATCGAAGGCACGAGCCTCGACGAAGGCCAGATGGGTAACCTCCAAGAGGGCGTCGACACGATCCACGCCGAGTTCAAGGAAGCCGTGAACATGAAGCGCAAGATGGTAAAGGCCGAGGCCATGGAAGGTCAGGTCTTCTCCGGCAAGCAGGCCGCCGCCCAGGGCTTGGTGACGGGCTTGGCCGACTCTTTCAACGACGCCCTGCGTTCGTTCTAATTCCATTAACCGCAAATCTAAGATGACCATCGAAGAGCAACTCCTCGCCGCTACCGCCGCCGTCTCTGGCCTCACCGCCGAACGCGACGACCTCCGCACCACTGTGGAGAAGATGACGGTCGGCGTCTCTGCCGAACTCGAAAGCCTCAAGGTCGAAGCCGCGTCCAAGGACGCCAAGCTCGCCGAACTGACAGCCGCCCTCGAAGTGGCTGTCAAGGAGTCCGAGTCCTTCAAGGCCCTCGTCGCCGAGCACGAAGCCAGCAAGGTCAGCGCCTCCAAGGAAGCCGCCAAGATCGTGGCCTCCGTCGGCGTCTCCCCGGTCGAACTCAGCCCCGCGGATGGCAAGCCAACCGCCGAAGCCGTCGACCACCTCGCGACCTTTATGTCCCTGCCTGTCGGCAGCAAGGAGCGCAACGAATACTTTGCCGCTCACCGCAACGCCATCATCAAGGCTTGCATCTAATTTCCCCTTAACCCTCACCCAATCATAACACATCATGGCTAACTCCATCGTCGCCGCTCCCAGCATCCTCGCTGAAAGCGTCATCGCTTCCCTCAAGGGCAAGCTCCCGGCCCTCCGCGCCTTCTCGTCCGTCTTCACCGCTGCCGAATCCGGCGCCGGCAAGACGGTCCAGGTTCCGCTGATCGGCACCTCCACCGCCACCGAGTTCTCGACCGGCGGCTACCTCACCCAGGACGACGCGACGATCACCGCCGCCAACGTCACCCTCAAGCACTTCAAGGTGTCGAGCCGCTTCTCGCCCCTCGACGTCAAGATGTACGGCGCTCAGTTCCTCTCGAACGCCTTCGTCCCGACCGCCGCCAACGCCCTCGCTGAAAAATGCCTGGCTGAAATCGGCGCGCTCATCACGAACGCCAACTACGCTTCGTCCGTCGACACCGGCGCCGCGCTGACCTACGCTGAAGTCGTGACCGCCAAGGGCGTGCTCGACGCCGCCAAGGCCGCTGAACCCCGCGCGTTCATCCTGAACAGCACCTACGCCAACGGCCTCCTCGGTGATGCCACCATCATCGGCAACTCCGTCCTCGGTGCCGGCATCCTGACCTCCGGCCAGATCGGTACCCTCGCCGGTGCCGCTGTCTACCAGTGGAACAGCCTCCCTGCGAACGCCGAAAACCTCGCTGGCTTCGCCTGCGGCGCTGACGCTATCGCTGTCGCTTCGGCCCTCCCGATGTCCGAAATCCCGGGCTTCGAAGTCGCCAACGCTGTCGACGCCGACACCGGCCTCGGCGTCCAGGTCCTCATGGGCCAGGAACAGTCCGGCTACTACAACGTCACCGCCACGCTGCTCTTCGGTGCCGCTGTCGGTCGCGCGACCTCCCTCCACCGCCTCAAGACCGCCGCCTAATAGCGGCCACAGGCTTCAAACGAGGCTCCCAGCAATGGGGGCCTTTTTTGTGCCCCCTACCAATCCGGGCAAGTATAGGATGAGCCTCTACGGAACCGAGTTTCTCAACGACGCCAAAGAGATGGTGGCGGACTTCGGCGTGGCCGGGTCGGCCAACTCTGGGGCCATCACCTTCTCCTGCCTCATCTCCGACCCCGCCGTCTCGACCGTGCTCGAAGCAGGGGGGTATATGGAGCGGACCCAGTATACGGTCAGGCTCCCCGCTGTAGCGGCCTCCTGGAGCCAGCCAGACGGGTCTATTGGGGCATCGGCGGCCCTACTGTCGGCAGGGGTGCCCATCGCCAGCCTTGCCCAGGGGAAGAAGATCGTGGCCGGCGGGAAGACCGTCCGCATCACCAGCCAGACCTACAAGCCCGGGTCGGCATGGATCACGCTGCTGGTTATCGACGATAATCAATAAGGCCATGGTGACGGTCTCCGTTAACCCGAAGTCTATGGCCGACTTCATGGCCATGCTTCAGCGCCTCTCAGCTGAGACTGGCATGGCTGAGAAGGACACGGCCAAGAAACAGGCTGCGCTCATCTGCGAAGACTTAGCCCGCTTCACTCCGCCCCTGGTCAAGGGCGGCGGCGGTGGCCTGACCAAGAAGTCCGAGACGGCTGGCAATGAAGCCATTGCCGGGGACACGCGCAAAATGTTCATCGCTATCGGCGACCGCAATCCGAACAGCCAGAAGGCCGCGGTCTTCCGCAGCTTGTCCCACGCGGCCAAGACAAACAACCGGGCGACCTTCGACAAGATTGTCCGCAAGTCCAGCATCCAGTCCCTGAGCATCTCGCCGATCATGACGAAGATACTCAATGACCCCGACCACACCCGGGCTTTCCTCAAGGCTAAGAACTACCTTAACCGCGTCCCCACAAAGTCCAACACTTACGGCTTTGACACCGTGACCGACCTTAAGGCAGAGCACAACGCCATCAAGGGCAAGTTTGGCGGACGCATCAAAAGGAATCAGCGCATCGGCCAACCGCGTCAGCTCGTCGAAAGCAAGAAGGCATTGGATGATTACGTGGCTACCCGCCAAGTCGAGGTCGGTCGCGTAAAGGCTGGCTGGCTACGAGCTCTGCTTACCCTGCCAATGCCATCGGGCAAGAACGGCCCTAGGAACTTCGGCGCCGACCTTCGCAAGGCGACCTATATCGCCCGGCACGCCGGGGCTGGCGGCTACTCCCGCGTCGTCGAGACGGGCAAGGAATACATGATCACCATCGGCAACCTTATGGGCAATGTGAACTCCATTGCCAGCGAGGCCAACGCCCTGAACCTTGCCCTGGCTAACCGCGAGACGCAGATGGCCAGCGACCTCAAAGGCTACATCGAGCGCATGAAGCGTCGGAATAAGGTCTAACCTCCCAAAGCGGGCAAAGGTACAATGGGTACGAAGAGCATTAGGCATATCGTGGAGGCCACCTTGGCCACCTACCTATCCACCCAGACCGGGCTGACCACCGTGTCCTTCCTGACTGGCGACAGCGCCGCGACCCAGACCCTGCCTAAGGCCGTGGTCCTATGCGAGTCCGCCCGCTCCCCTAACGACCTCCCCGAGGGCGAAGGCAACTTCAACTGCTCGGTCCGCATCACCCTCTTCTCGAACGCCGACGACACGACCCTCGCCGATCACCGTGCCCGCTGCGCCGCCCTGTCCGGCAATATGCGTGACCTGACCAGCATTAAGGTGGCCTTCGTGGCCTCGACCGACGCGGCCTGTTACGACGTCACGATGCAGTCCGAAGACGAAGGCATCGACGAGCGCTCCTGGGCGACTTCCTTCGCCTTTGACGTGCTGGTCGTCCTGCCCGCCTGAGCCAATTCCAAAGCCTGCAATTACAAATGGCCGCCATCTCCACCGGAACAACCTGCGTCTACGGTATCGCGGGCACTGTCACCAACCTCTTCGTCCAGAGCTACAGCCTCTCGTCCTCCTTCAACGCGGACGCCACGGTGGTCGACGAGACGGGCATCACCAAGACCCACCGCATGGATGACCGCAAGAGCGAGATCACGGTCGAAGGCATTGCCAAGACCTCGACGATGCCGGTTCTCGGCGCCACCCTTGCTTTCACGGTCAACACCGCTTCCGCCTATCCGGCTGGCTCTGCTTCGGTTTCCTTCTCCGGCGTGATTACCAAGATTGACGATAAGGGCTCTAACAAGGGCTTCACCTCGGTCACGATCACGGCGGTCGATTACGAAGGCATCACCCTTTAATTGACACCCTCGAAAAGGGGGCAGTCTAAAGGATAGTGGACCGCCGCTTCCTCAACGCCTACGTCGACCCGGCTCCCCTCAAAGGGTTTCTGGGTCGAACTCTTTACCCATGGTGTCTTAAGTATCGGGTGCGACTGATGGCCTTCGACTCCCCGCTGGTCACCGGCTCCCGCGGCATCACCCCTGCGGACCTTATCTTCGCCTGCCAAGTGTGCGCCGAAGAGCCTCTAGGCGACATCGGCTGGCGTGACAAGCTGCGCATCCTAAACCTTCAGCGCCGCCCTGCTAAGTTTGCCAAGCTGTTAGAAGCCTTCGCCGGTTATATCCTCGTCCAAGACTGGCCCAAGTTCTGGGAGCAGACTAAGACCAAGTCAGGGGGCGGCGACAAGGGGGTGCCTTGGCCGCTGTCCATCGTGGCCAACCTGATTGCGTCTGGCATCCCAGAGCAGCGGGCGTGGGAGATGCCGGAGTGTCAGGCCATCTGGCTTAACTCCGCCCTGGCTATCCGCAAGGGTGCGGACGTGGCGATCATGTCGCCCGAGGAGGAAGCCTTCATGGCTGAGGAGGAAGCCAAGGAGGCCGCCGCGGATGCTTCCAATCCTGCAAAGGAAAGCACCCCCTGACATGGCCCAAGACCTGACAGTCAACATCAAGACGACCTCCGAAGTCCCGCAGGCGATGGACAAGGCCAAGGCCGCCACCGTGTCCTTTGGCAAACAGGTCGAGGACATCCAGAAGAAGTTCAGCACGGCGTTCAAGGACATCGCGCTTTCTTTTGTCGCACCTATAGTCCTCCTAAACTCGGCTATCAATTACATCGGCGCAGCGATTGAAAAAAGAAAGGCCGACATCAAGGAGGCTTACGACTTCGCCTTGAAGGCAGAATCTAAGTATCTCAGCGCCGAAGCGATTTATCTGGCGAAGCAAAGAAACGCCCGGGAAACGGACGCAAAAGAAAAGCAGTTAGCCGAAAAGGCGGAGACTGAAGAGTTTACCAAACTCCTTGAGCAAGAGGGGATGCGCGACAAGGTGGCCAGAGAAATCGGCGGCTTCCGCGGTTTCCGAATCTTTGCCGGCTTGGATGCTAACTCCGCTGAAGCCCTGGCTGGAGATGAAGACGTCAAGGAAGTCCTCAGGAAGATGCTGGCTCCTGCGCTTGCGGAGGATGCGGTAAAGGAGCCGCCTAAGGACACGACAGCACGCTCTGCTAATTTCTCAGGACCTGAAGGCTTTGGCAACGTGATCGGCGTCGGGGCAAATCCTGTCATTGAAGCTATGAACGCCCAATACGAAGAGCTTCAAAAACAGACCCAACTGCTTTCTGACATCAGAGACTTTTACGGAGTATCTCTTCCGCCAGACTTTACAAAAACCCCAACAACCTAACTTATAACCATGGGACGCGTAGAAACAGGTAACGACCTAGTCACAGGCATTCTTCAGCCTGGATGGAAGGTAAACTATGACGGCTACGGCCTCATGACTTGCACCGCGACTTACAAGTCCGACAGGTTCGGGTCGTTCTCCTACATCGAGCGCGGCAGCTCTTTCGGCGAAATTGGCTTCACAAATCTCAAGGCGCATAAATCCAGCATCTCTTTTGACTCCCTTGGCATCGCCACGGCGACCGTTGACTACGTAGGCATCGAGACCAGTTATAACAGCGGACTTCGCACTGACCCACAGGTCAGCGGATCGCAGGGTCTGACTTCGGAGAACATCACGACCCACCCTAACTTCTTTGAGTCTGGCGCAGGCTTCACAGGTGCCCCGATTGCGGGAGTCGGAACGGGCACGCTGGCCGCCCCGGTGTATCCTTCGGTTGCAGGAACAAACCCGGTTGAATATACAGGAAACAATGGCGCAACCTTCGAGCTGACCACTGGCCGCAAGTTCCTCGGTTTCAAAAAGGCAGAGTTCAAGGACTTCTACGGCAAGACGAATTACCTCGCCCCGCAGACATCGTTCTCGGGTCAGTTCTACACTACTCAATCTGCTACCGTCCAAGGCATGATCGCGCGCGTCGGCAAGACCTCCGGTGACGGGTCTTTCCTTTCCATCGACTTACTGCCCGCCTACATGGGCTCGTCTTTCACCGTCAGCGGTAAGAACCAACTGCTGTTGGCTCAGGTCAATGCCGAGGACTATGGCAGTCTTTACAAGGTGCAGTATGAAATCCGTTATAACCGGGAAGGCTACGTCGCGTCTGTCTACGCTAACGCCTGATGAAGATTCAACCAGGAGTCGGCTATAACTTCGACTCGTCCAGCAAGGGCTTCACGCTAGATATTTCTGATTCGTTTCCGAGTCGGGACGGCGTGGTCTCAGGCCACCCCTTCAAAATTGTCAACGTCGCCCTGCGGACTTCGGGCGGCGCAACAACGGTGACATATCAGGTCCAGTCGGGCACCCTTAACAACCTTGTGCCACTGCTCGACGACTACGCCAGCGGGACCACCGTAAAACTTGACCGCACGACCGCTGGGGTAGCAAACCCTCCGACGGCGGAAATCGTGACGGCCTTTTACGACGCCACGACGAAGACCTCTTACATCACGCTGCGGGCTGGGCCCAAGACTGCGGCTCCTTACACCTACCCAGACACGGACGATACCAGCAATCAGTATCCGGTCATCATCAGCGGAAACACCTTCCCTGTGACCCCCGACAGCGACACCTGGGGTTACCTCGTCATCGGCACGATCACCGTGGACAGCATCACGACTCCGACGACTTTCACGGTAAACCAGAACGTCAGCGGCTCCCTTTGGGCTGACCGCATCAAGCTAGGTACGACCACGGCCAAGTACTACTACGCCCGCATCTGATGGGCTACATCATCGGAGTAGACAGCGAGACCCGGACATGGGTATCCACGCGCCGAGTGGTGACCAACACTGACGCCACCCCTGTCACCCCTGTCTTGGGGGATAATAACACGGAGTATCCTGCCGGGGCTTTTTTCATGAAGACCATCGAGGGGAACGGCTTTATCCGCGGCAACGTGGCCCAGGGCGGTCCTGAGATTGACTTCTCTGAGAATACCGCGCCCATCGAGGACTACTTCATTGCCGACGGCTTTGTCGACCCATACCCCGAGGACATGGTGGGCAATACCGTGCAGACCAGCACCAGCGCCTTCATCCTGATCATCGATGCCTTCGATACAGGCCAGGCCGCAGGATTAGATGGCACGAGCCCGGTCACGGACTTCGAATGGTTCGAGAACATCTCGTAAGCACCCCCCCCCTTCCAATCGGGGCAAGGTTAAGACCCGATGAGCTGCACTAATCAAGTAACCGTCTCGCAGGGTAACACCTTCGCCTGCACCTTTACCTGGACGCCAGGGGCGACGGGCCCGGCCAATCTGCTGACCACGACCCTTAGCTCGTCCCTCGAAGACCGCCAAGGCAACGTCTACGCGATGACGGTGACCAAGGCCGGCGACGGCCTGTCCTTCACGGTGACCTACC